CTGTCGCTCCTGAAGCTGTCGCTCCTGAAGCTGTCGCTCCTGAAGCTGTCGCTCCTGAAGCTGTCGCTCCTGAAGCTGTCGCTCCTGAAGCTGTCGCTCTGTCCACCGTGGCAGATGAAGTGGTTGCTGAAGTAATCAAGCCCAAGGCTATCCTCACGAACTCCAAGCCTCCTGAAGTCGTTGAGCCAGCCCCTGTCCGTACCTTCACCACCAGTAGCGGTTGTGTCCGCAAGGATAACTGACATGGGTGATGCAATCGGTACTACTATCTCCACGCCACCGGCTGGTGCGAATCCTCCGGTGCCCGAAGTAAAGGTTGAGCGTCCTGCTTGGCTTCCTGAGAAGTTCAAGACTGAAGCTGACCTCGTGAAGAGTTACAGCGAGCTTGAACGTAAGCTCAGCAAGATGAGTGCGCCCCCGGCTACCCCTCCGACTACCAAGACTGTTGTTGAGACCACCAAGACCAATGAGGTTCCTGGGGTCAACGCTGAGTCTACTGTCATCACTGATGAAGTGACCAAGACCGCTGCGGAGACCGTCAAGGCCGCTGGTCTTGATATGCAGGCTTTAGAGGAAGAGGTTGCCAGTCTTGGTGATCTCTCTCCAGAGTCCCGTGCCAAGCTTGAAGCTGCTGGTATCGGTGCTCAACAGATCGATGCCTACCGGCGTGGTGTAGAAGCTCAACGAACTGACTTCGAGACTGCGGTTACCAAGGGACTCAAGGGGGGCAAGGAAGCTCTCACTGAGGCTATCCAATGGGCTGCTAAGGAAGCTGAGTCTGGCACCTTCAGTCAGAAGGAAGTAGACGCATTCAACAAGGCTATGGTGTCCTCGGACCCTGCTCTTGCTGCGTTAGCTGCTGAAGGCTTGGTCTCTCGCTTCAAGCGAAGCCAAGGTCCAGTCCTAATTGACGGGGTTACACCAACTGATGCCGCCCCTGGATATGCCTCTCGTGCTCAGCAGCAAGCTGACATGAAGGACCCTCGTTACAAAACTGACCCAGCTTTCCGCCGACAGGTGGAACTGAAGTCCTTCAACTCGAAAGCATTCTAACATGGAAAACATTGGCTCATATATTGAAATTGGTTTCACGGTGCTTGGCATTGTTGTGACCGCTTGTTCGGCAATCGTCCTGGCGACTCCATCTGTGAAGGATGACGCTATCTGGGCTAAGGTCATCAAGGTCGTGGACTTCGTTTCTGTGTTCAATCCTAAGAAGCCGAAAGCTCCGTAATGTGGACTGCGATCCTCGGAATCCTTGATGGCTCTGTAGCTCTCTTCGGGAAGCTTATGGATTACTGGTCTACCCAGTCCATTCGGGATTCGGGAATCAAGGAAGAACAACTTAGGTCGGCTGAGAAGACTTTAGAAAGGGTAAGGATCAGTAATGAAGTGGATCTTGAACCTGTTGCTTCTGATAAGCATATCATCCTCGGTGGGTTGTAATAACTCCCGAGGGACTCCTGATGACCTCTCTTGGGTACAACCAATTGAGTTCAGTAAAGAGACTAAGGAATGGCTGGGGTCACTTGAATGGCCCCAGTCAGCCTATGCTGATTTTGATAAGATCAGACGACACAATGAAAAGATTCGTCGGATCAAAGGGGTGGCTACATCCCCATAAGTGTAGCGTTCAAAGATAGCCACCCGACTCTGAGGGTCGCCTAAGTAATCCTAGCGGGTGAAAGGGAGGATGGGGAAACCCAGTGGCAGTTTATCATGTAGGGGTAGCTCAAGAATACAGAGCGTGGGGTTGAATAATCCCAAGGTGCCAGTGGAAATCTGGTCCCCCGCACAATCACCAGTGGGTGACCAAGAACTTCCAAGTACCAACATCGACTCCTAACCAGGGGTGGGAAGCTGAGTCCTAAACTCAGAGGGTCCTTGGACGGTTGGGGTTCTTGGTTTCGACAATTGGTAGTTTCATTGAAGAGAGTCTTCCAAGCTCGCTACGAAATAACTTTGGATGACAGTCGGGAAAGACCGGCACTCTTTATGCGCGGGGAAGCATGCTAGGTGATGCGCCGTTCGGTCTAAACGGAGAGGGGGTTCGAATCCCTACCCTGCGCAACTTATTTTGGCGGATAGCACAAAGGTAGTGCAACGGACTGTTAATCCGTAAATCTTGGTTCGAGTCCAAGTCTGCTAGCCACACTGAATCTTTATTCGGTGGCTCATGCCAGCTTAGTGCTGGTTCTTCTAACGTATCTGATCTCACTTGAAGTGACCCTCTTGCCTCACCCTGCGGGGGGGCCCAAGGGATAATCTCCTCGTAAGCGAGCCTTCGGAAAAGTTGGTAGAGAGAAGTTTTCTCTCCCTCCTTTCAAAAAGTTTCTAACAAATGACTGACTTTACTGTCAATCGTCCGGGCCAAATCAATGGCGCCGGTGCGACTGATGCAATCTTCCTCAAGATGTTCTCGGGTGAAACCCTGAGCACCTATCAGGAAACGAATGTGATGCGTAACTATCACAAGATTCGCTCGATCTCCTCGGGCAAGAGTGCTCAGTTCGTCTACTTCGGTAAGACGACTGCTGCCTATCACACCCCCGGCGCAGAGATGCTCGGTAATGCTGTTGGCCAGAACGAACGTACCATCCTGATCGATGGTCTGTTGGTTGCCAATGTGAGCGTTGCGAACATTGATGAAGCCATGTCGCACTACGAAGTGCGTCAGGAGTATGCGAGCCTGTTGGGCCGCGCTCTGGCTCTCAAGTTTGACAAACAGTGCCTCCAGGTAGGTGTGTTGGCTGCTCGTGCAGCTACGACCATCACTGGTAACTCGGGTGGCTCGGTCCTCACCAATGCTGCCTTCGACACCGATGGCGAAGCCCTGGCTGAAGGTATCTTCGATGCCGCTCAGGCTCTGGATGAGAAGGATGTTCCTCAGGAAGATCGCTTCTTCTTCGTCTTGCCCAAGCACTACTGGCTGATGGCCCGTAGCACCAAGGTCCTGAATCGTGACTGGGGTGGTAAGGGTTCTTACTCGGATGGCCGCGGTCTGATGGTCGCGGGTGTCAAGGTCGTGATGACCAACAACCTGCCCAACAGCGTTATCGCTGCGGACAGTCCGGCTCCTGCCAACACCTACCACGGTACGTTCACGAACACCGTTGGTCTGTTGATGCACAAGGAAGCCATCGGCACTGTGAACCTGATGGACCTTTCGGTCGAGAAGGAATACAGCGTCCGTCACCAAGCGACCCTCATGGTTGCTAAGATCGCTACCGGCCACGGCATCGTCCGTCCGGAATGTGCGGTCGAGTTTGCGAAGGCGTAACCCATGGGAGACCAAAAAGGTGTTCTGCTCTATACGGGTGATGCGCTTACGGCTGGTGCCAATGGTGCCACGAAAGCTCTGAAGATCGCTGCGGGTGCTCCCCGTCACGCGAACTGCCATGTGTACATTGAAGCTGATGCGGCTGTGACTGCGGCTACCACGGTGACCATTCAGGGTCGCGTGAACTCAAGCTCGGCTTGGGTGACTGCGAAGAAACAGGATGACTCTACGAGCTCCCTGACCTCGCAGGCGTCTGGTGTCCTCGTGGACTCCAGCTTCCCGATCCAGTTGTTCCCTGAGATGCGAGCTGTGATTGCTGGTACCTTTGCTGCGACTGTCGGAACTGACGTTCGTGTCTGGGTGCAAGCAGATCAGTCCGCGACTCGTGCAAATAGCTAAGGCTCCGTAGCCCTCGCTAATCGTTGAATCAACAAGCCCCCTAATGCTCCTTATATGGATCGTTAGGGGGCTTTTTTTTCTTTTTCTTTACCCCCTTAGGAATCGTAACCAGTGTCAATCTCCACCCCCCTCTCACTTGGACCTTGGGCTAAACCCAGACGTTCAGGACTATCTAACTCAGGTGTGGATTCTTTTGTTTATGATGCAGATGCTCTGACATACTTTTCTGCTGTTACTGCTGCGGGGAGTTCAGTTAGTCGCACAGCCAGGCGTGCCGTCAGTACACTCTTCACGGGGCTGAAGACAGCTAGTCTGTTCACCAAAATCAAGCGCATGAATCTATTCTGTACGTCAACCTTTGCTGGGTTGGTTGTGCCTGCTGTCAACGCAGCCGGGAGCGCACAGGAAACCTTTTACGGTTTCACCTCAGCGAACTATAGCCCGGCGTCGGGTCTGATTGGTGACGGAACGGAAAAATACATTGCGACCGGACTTGTCCCGTCTACCTCCTTGGGGATAGCCAACTACGGTCTTCACGCTTATTTTACTGAGTCATGGGCCATAAGCGAAGAGTGCGCTATCGGTGCCTTCAATGGTGCCGGAGACCGCTTAGACTGGAACTTCACGGAAGGGTCTTTTTCCACGGAAATGTTTTCTTATCTCCAGGCTGGCGACACCGGCTATATTCGCGGCATCTCAAGAAGGGATGCACGCGGCATGCACTCCGCTGTAAACGGCGGCAGCGGTGTCATGATGTATCGTCACGGCTATGGCCTCAAGACAGCCGTGGAAACCCACGCTGGCACGCTTCCGGCCATTGGTTTGTATGTGATGGCTCGAAACGTTCTAACGTTCCTTGGCGACCAGTGTGTCGAAGGACGCATTGCGTTCTACGCTATCACGGACGGCATGACCGCCGCGCAGGTTGCCACTTTCAGCGACCTCATTCAGCAATTTCAGGTCAGGATGGGCCGCGCCTACTATCCGGAAGAAACGGAAATATCCGCGTTTGGCGACAGTCTTGGCGGGTACTCATCGGTTAATCTGTCTCCACTAGCTTATGCGGACGGGCGTGACGTTTGCCGTAACCTGGGCATCCCCGCACAGACCTCCACACAGATCAAGGACCGATTCGTTGCGGACCCAAAGTCTGGTGACGGTGTCGTTGTTATCTGGGCAGGCACCAACAACAGCTGGGAAACGTCAACGGTGCTGGCTGACGTGGCGACTATGGTCGCAGGTGTGACCAGCGGTCAGTATTTGGTGCTTATGCCGCTGGCACTCGATCAAGCCAATTTGTGGATCGGGGGCGGCGTTCGCGCAGCTTTCGAGGCCACAAGGTCTGGGCTGCTGGCTGCCTACGGCACCAAGTTTATCGACGTTCAGCAGGCTCTTGTTGACGCCTATGATCCTATGGACGCGCAGGATGTCATTGATTACGGCCACGGCATCACTCCGTCAAGTTTCCGTACGGATGAGGTCCATCTCAACAACGACGGGAACCAATTAGTGGCCGATCTCGTCTATGGCGTCATCACCGCGAAGGGCTGGTAAGCTCTCTTCATCTTATTTGAAACTACAAAGAAACCCAATAAATGCCTTCAACCCCCACAATCTCCTCAGTTGGCCAAGTCTTCACTGAGTTGACCCTCTCAACTTCTGAAGACACCATAACCTTCAGCTTTCCCTCAAGCACCAATAAGGGTGCCCGTGCTCAGGTTCAGTATGTCTGTGATGTCGCATGGTTCTATGCCAAGGTCACCACGGGTCCCTACTACCGTATCCCGGCTGACGTTCCTTTCGACCTCGGCCCCATCTCTCACGGACAGGTTGTCTACGTGAAGGGTGCCTCAGCGGGAACGCTCTACGGTATCGTCAAGGATGCCCCGATCCCCTCAACCCGAGCCAATAGCTAACCATGACAGGTGTAGCCCCCGGCTCAGGCATCCAAGGTGTTATCGTCAAGGATGAAGGTGCAGTCGTGGTCTCCCCTGCATCGACTATCAATCTCGTAGGAACAACTGTTGTTGTTACTCAAGACCCCTCAGACCCCAACCAAGCCAACGTAACTGTTTCAGGCTCAGGTGGTGGTTCCTCAAACTCTTATTTCCCTTCAGGTTGGTAAATGTCCAAATCAAATGCAACTGAGAATGACTTCGTGAAGTTTGTCTTTCACTCTACGGCTATGCCTTCCTACGGGGCTTCTCTCCAACTGAACTTTCATACTGCTGACCCAGGTGAAGCCGGGACTGCAACCACAAGTGCCCCGACTCCTGTCAACTATGTAGCCCAGACCATTGCTCGTGATGCTACGGGCTGGGTTATCTGTGACGCTGATGGTACCCCGAATGCTTCTGGTGCCTGTGCGAAGAATGATGATCTCGTTACCTTCCCAGAAGTTGAAGCAGGCTTCGTCGGCACTGAGTTATGGACACATGGCTCTGTCTCTGTTGTCGCAACGGGACAGATTCTCTATAGCGGAGCACTTACTCAACAGATCATCGTCTCTGCCCTCTCCACCCCGAACTTCCCCGCAGGTACCGTCCTGTTCCGAGAGGACTAGACTATGGCCCTGACTCTTACCCAGGTCCCTCCTGACAGCACTGGCGACAAGCTCGACATGCGCTCGTTGGTCCGAGGGGCTGATACGCTTCTCCAACAGGGCGTGTACTTCCCCGCGCTTCCAACCTATCTTGCTCTGTCGGCTGCGATCACTCCAGCTGCCAACAAGTATCACATCATTGTTCGTAATGATGCTGCATCCGCTCAGTCTCTCTATCTGCTTGGTCTTCGGTACTTCTCAGGTGTCGCCGCAGTCACTGGTGTCATCAATGAGTTCCGTTGGCAACGGCAGACATACGGTACCCCCTCGGGTGGAGCTGCTATCACTGCTGATCCAAACAACAGCGCAGACCCCGCCCTGGCTAACGTAACGATCTATGGTGGAGCTACGGGTGGTGTTGGTGCTGACGGAACTGTTCGTCGGTTGGTCAACATCTCCAGCGAGGAACACACGGCAACTGTCGCTGACGTGGACCGTCTCAGGGAAGATGGAAACCTCCTCCTCCCCGCAGGCCCCTGGTCTCGCCCAATGGTCCTTCGCCCTGGTGAAGCTGCCGCAATCAAGCAGATCGGTTCTGGTGCCGTAGGAGCCTTCCGCTGGGAACTTGAGTTTGCGATTGAGCCTGACTAATGCCCTTAGCATCCCTAGCCTCTCTCCAGTGGTATGGTCCTTGCTGTGCGGCAATGGTGGTCTCGGATGCTCAAGGAACCCTTCACTCAGCGACACCCCATCAGACCATTAGGACTGCTCTGGATGTCCTGGGTGTTGGCAGTGCTGTTCTCCTTAGACCCTATCGTGGTCGCAGGGCAGCCCTCACAGTCGATGGAACCTCCTCTGCTGTCATCACAGCCCACAGGAGCATCCGTGCGGGCCTAACGGTTACCATTGGTGACCTATCAGCCGATGACGTGACTGGGGCCGTCCTGGAGGCTCCCGTAGAGGGCTCTAAGACCCTCAAGCAGATCATCCGTGCGATGGCTGCTGTCCTATTAGGTAAGACAACCGTTGCTGATCTTGGTGGTGGGCTGGCAACAGTCACCTTCCGAGATGTCAACGATACTGTTGATCGTGTTGTCGCCGACATGGATGGCTCAGAACGTTCCGCTGTCACCTTCGATCTCGGGTAACCCTCATGTCCCTCACAGCAATCATAGAGTTCCCTAGCCAAGTGCTGGGGGCTCTGGCTCTCACTACAACTGAAGACTATGTGGAGTTCACCCTCCCGGCGAATGCATCCAGCCTCTACACCACAAGCGTTCAGCTTCGGTGTACGGGAGACTGGTGGTACTCACACCAAGCGGGAGGCCCCTACTACCCCGTCTATGCACGGGAAGTGCTCACAGTCGATCAGGTCTTCAATGGCAAGGCTGTCTTCTGTAAAGCAGCCTCAGGCACCCCTGCGCTCTATGCGTTAGAGGCTTCTGGTCGTGCCCCTGCAATCAAATCATAACAAGTAATAGGACTCCTCATGTCCCCTCAGCCCCTCACAGAACTCCGAGCCGTCAACATCATCCTTTCCAGTGTTGGAGAGGATGAAGTAAACGCTCTTGGCACGGACACCTCTGGTCGTGCTGAGGACATCTTGGATGAAGTCCTCAATGAAATCCAAGCCCGTGGTTGGCACTTCAACACTGAAGATGACTACGAGATCAGTGTCGCCTCAGATGGCTCAGTGACGCTCCCAGCGAACGTTGCTCAGTTTGATCTCCCAGTCTCTAGCCGTCAGGACGTGGTGCTACGTGGTAACCGTCTCTATGACAAGGTTGCTCACAGCTACACCGAGTTCACTCCTGGTACCCTTACGGGAAGTGTGATCTTCATTCTGGAATGGGATGAACTCCCCCCCGCTGCTCGTCCGTACTTCGCTATGGAAGCGGCCAATCGTTATCAGAAGCGTTGGTTCGGATCAGAGAGCCTCCAAGGGTTCACTGAGGAGGACCTTCGTAAAGCCAAGCTCCTCTTTGAAGACCAAGAGCAGCTTCAATCCGACGCTACCATCTTCGATCACTACTCAGTATTCCGTACCCTTGATCGCAAGAGTGGGAGTGAGTTCGTAAATTAGGAATCTCAATGCTCGTCTCCAAGACTATTGCCAATCTGGTGAATGGTGTTTCTCAACAGCCCCCAACGATTCGTAATCCGACTCAGTGTGAAGCTCAGGAGAACATGCTGAGCGATACGGTTTGTGGGGTGGTCAAGAGACCTCCGTTTGAGTTCGTTAGGCGTCTGTGGTCTGGGTCTGGTAGCCTCCTTCCCTTTGTTCATACGATCAATCGGAATCCAAGCAGTCAGTACAAGGTGCTTATAGCTGACGGGGACCTCAAGGTCTTCGACATGAATGGCTTTGAGAAGACGGTAAGCTTCCCCGATGGGAAGGCATACCTAGCGAGTTCTGATAACCTCGCAGACTTCCAGTGTGTTACCTTAGGGAACAAGACCTACATCCTCAACAAAGGGATCACGGTTACTTCTTCTTATGTAACTCCTAACTACCCTGAGTTCACTGGTGGTGCCCTGGTCTTCGTAAAACAGGGCGACTACGCAACAGACTACACCATCACCGTGGAGACCACTCACTCCGTAGGACCCGTGGTGAATGGACCAGTCTCAGTAACAAAGACCACTTCAGATACGGTCTTTGCTGACATCAAGACCTCCGAGATTGCTGCTGACCTGAAGACGGGTCTAGATGCTGCTGCTCTTGGCGGCTTGCTTGTCACGGACATCTCTGGCTCCGTTCTTCACCTCTACCCTCTTCAACCTACAATTGGTTTTAAAGCTTCAATGAAGGTGTCCATCGCGGACTCCAAGGGAAACAGCAACATGCGCTTGGTTCGTAACCAAGTTCAGAAGTTTACTGACCTACCCACTGTTGCTCCGAATTACTTCTGGACTCAAGTTGTTGGCGATAAGGCATCAGGCTATGACGACTACTATGTGAGCTTTCATACGGATGATATTGCAGATGACTTTGGGAATGGGAGTTGGGTAGAGTTCTCCCCCTACCCTTATAAACCCTCGTCTGACACGATGCCCTTGAAGCTAGAGGATAACGGTGATGGGACCTTCACCTGTTCGCAGGAAGACTGGGACACCCGAGGTGCCGGGGACACTGTAACTAATCCGGACCCTTCCTTCATTGGAAAGGAAATCCAGTACCTCTTCACTTACGGGAACCGTCTTGGTATCCTCTGTGGTGATCGTGTCATCATGTCTGAGGTTGGTGTCTACACTAACTTCTACCTAACGACCGTAACAACCTTCCTTGACTCTGACCCAATTGACATCCAACCCCTACAGGGTGCTGGGGATTGGCTCTATGCTATCCCACTGGCTGAGAAGATCATTCTCTTCAGCTCTCAGTCTCAAGCAGTAATCAACGGGAGTGGGGAACTTCTCACTCCGAAGTCTGTCTCCCTGAAGACCTCTACTCGGTACCCGGTGTCTTCGACCTGTGAACCCATCGTTCTTGGTTCAAACATTATCTTCACCGCTGACAACGGGGACTTCTCGAAGGTCTACGAATACTACGTTCAACGTGACGTGGATACTCTAACAGCTTCCGACATCACCTCACATGTTCCTAATTATCTTCCGAAGGGTATCTGGAAACTTGCAGGGGATGATGACACACGGACCATCGTAACCTGTGGTGTCAATCCTGTAGGGAGTGATGCCCCTGCGTGGGAGTTCCATGTCTATCGATACTACTGGATTGGAGATCAGAAGGTTCAATCCTCATGGTCCCGTTGGTCTCTCCCAAATGATGGCACTACCGTGTCATGGGAAGTGGCTGATGTTTCTCTCCTCAATGGATACCTGTATCTCACAGTACACCAAGCAGGCTCAGGGGCTTCAGATCAAGAGATCCTCTTCATCCGGTGTAATCTCGACCTCACTGCTGAGGACAGCGACTACTCTGGTTTTGATAACGGGCACCTCACCCACCTAGATATGAAGGTGTACGGTTCATCTCTGAGTGGCTCGTCTTCAACGGGGTTTGTCACTAAGACACTGCCGTTCACGATCCCACCAGAACTCCAAGGATCTCTCAGAGCCTTCAAGAACCACGAAGGTGCAACCTGGGGCACTGAGGTTGCGTGTACAGTCAACGCTGCCGGCACTGAGGCCACAGTCCCTGACCCTGGTTCTCCAGAGTTTGGTGCCGTCTGGTTCGGGTTCACCTACGAGTCCCACTACCGCTTTTCTGAGATTCACTTCAAAGAAGAACAGAACGGTAATCAGGTCCCAACTGAGGTCGGTAAGTTGACCATCAAGAAGATGGACATTCTCTACACGGGTACTCTGTACTTCCGTGCTGAGGTCACTCCTCGTAACCGGGACACCCGTACCTACGTGATGACCCCTTATATCCTTGGTGACCCTACACCTCTTGAAGATGTCGGGCCTCGCTCAGGTAAGTTCAGTATCCCGATCAATGCCGAGAACACCAAGTACACCCTCGACATCATCAATGACTCAGTAGTCCAAAGCCGTATCCAATCGGCTGAGTGGACCGGTCAGTATAACATCACAAGCCGGAGAGTCTGAACCTATGATCCTTGTGCGCCCCTCGCTCTCTGTGGATGTCCAATCGTTGGCCCCTAGGCTTCGATTGGAGGACCTCAGGGAGCTTGAGGCTCTCAATGGGTGCACGGCTCTCCAGGCTCTGTCTGAGGGTCTTAGGGGCTCCTCTGAGTGCTGGTCCATTACCTTTGAAGGGTTGGTCATCGGCATGTTCGGAGTAGCCCCTCTTGAGGGTCGTCCTGATGCTGGGGCTATCTGGCTCCTAGCATCCGACGACCTCCCTAAGATCCGCTGGGAGTTCCTAAAGAAGACCCGACCCTGGGTGGGCTACTTCCTCTCCAAGCACCCTAAGCTCACCAATATGGTGGACTCACGGAACACCCAGCACGTCAAGTGGATCAAGTGGGCTGGGTTCCAATTTATCAACGAATATGAGGTCGGGCCTGAGAAGGTTCGGTTCCTTGAGTTCTTCAAAGAAAGAGATCCGAACGCATGTGTTATGCCGCTGCCATTCCTATCGTCACGCTGATTATCTCGGCTGCTGCTACTGCCTACTCGGTTGATGCCCAGAACAAACAGGTTGGTGCTGAGAACAAGTCCCGCTCCATAGCTGCTGAGTCAGCCCGTGAGTCCTTCAGAAACCAGGCATCAGACACCAACCTCCGTCTCCAACAGGAACAAGAGGCTGCTGTCAATGCCAAGATAGAGAACTCCAAGAGGGCTGCTGAAGCTCGCGGGACTGCTCGCGCTGCTGCTGGTCAATCCGGTGTAGCTGGTTTGTCCGTGGACAATCTACTTGCTGACTTCTATCGCCAGGAAGCTGGGTTCCGTTTCGTTACGGACTCAAACCTCTCTGCTGCTACCGAACAGTCCCAAAGAGAACTCAAAGGTCTCCGAGCTACCTCACAGTCCCGTGAGAACTCTCTCCGTCCTGAGGCTCTCCCCGGTTACCTTGGTGCTGGTCTTCGGATCGCTGGTCAAGGCGTTCAAGCCTATGACCAATACCAGACCTACTCCAATCCTTCCTACAAGAAGTAACTAATGCCCCCTCGCGTTCAGGTTCAGGATCTCTATAAGGATCGCGGGTTCGCCCCTACGATTCGTCCAACGGCTTCCCCGGTGGATACCTTTGTGTCCCCGGCGAAGATCACGAACCCTAATGCGCAGATACTAGAACTCATTGGAGCCTTTCAGGACATCCAACCGGGGCTTACTCGGTTCGCTGGGGAACGGATCGATCACTCTAATCAGATCGATGTAGAAGAAGGTCGTAAGGCTGCTCTCGCCAACAAGGCTCAGTTCAAAGAAGCTGTAGCGAATGGTTCGATCCCTGCGGGGGCTAACCCGTGGTTCCAGGTAGGCTGGGAACGTCAGAAGGCTCGTGTGGCTGCTGAGGACTATGACCGGGGACTCCGAGAGGCTTATGCTTCTTCGGGTGTTGCTGAGTCTGATGATCCCACTGCGTTCAATGCTTTCGTCGCCTCCTATACGGAAGGCTGGCAAGCAGAGAACAGCCAGCATGAGAACAACCCTGAGTTTCCTTCTATCTTCGGACAGATCGCTTCCCAGGCGCAGTCTAATCTAGCTTCCACCCATGCGGGTGCTCGCACTCAGAAGATCGAAGCCGATGTCATACAGAACACCGGACTCGAACTCAGTAGTGTTCTGGAAAGTGATGAGGAACTTCTCATCTCCCAGACAGGCACCACCAAGGCCCAAGCTCTTGCCAACGTGGTCAACGCTCAGGTCGCTAACGGTCTCAATGGACAGGTCGCCAATAAACTTGTGGCTGAGTCAGTTATTCGCAGAGCCGAAGAGACTGGAGACATCCTCCTCCTAGATGTCCTTGATGATGTTCCGTCAGGCTCTGGGACTATTGGGAGTATTGGTTGGGTGAAGGAAGCTGTGTCTGGTGCTCGTGACCGGATCTCACAACAGCAGCACCAACAGGCACGCCTGGGGAACCTGAAGAATGCTGAGGACCGTAAGGTCGCCATTATGGGCCTCCAGTCCAGGGCCAATGCCAAGCTGTTCGCAGATCCCTTTGGTGCCAACATCTCTCAGGAGCTTCGTGAACTGAATCAAATCGATCCGGCTGAAGCTATGCAATTGTCTGGTTGGCAGACCTCCCTTGCCTCCTCTGCGGCTGCTAGGCAGAAGGTTCAGGAAGATCAACCAGAGAAGCTGGACCTTATCATCAGAGCATCCAAGGGTGACCTGACAGAGAAGGAAGTTGTCCAGGCTCACATGAATAAGCAGATCGATACCGACACTGCTAAAAGCCTCATCACCGACCTGATCCCTAAGGCCAAGGAGCATAAGGCTATCGTTGAGATGCCTTTGATCCGTAGGGCCTCTGAGGGGATCAAGAAGACCATCATTGGTAATGAACTCTCAGCAAACTTCAAACCCTCCCGGTATGAACTGGCTGCTCAAGCTGATGAGATGTTCTCGGTTGGAATGCTCCAGTGGGCTTCTCAGAACCCTGAGGAAGCCAAGGACATGGAAGCAGTCATCAATAAGTCGGCTAGTCTTCGTAAGGCTATCCTTGGTATTGAAGGCTTCCTCCCTGACGCTGATCCTCTCCCGACTGTTCGGGAAGATGAGATGAAGCGGGCCAAGTATGAGGACGCTGCCTCTGTCCCGATCAATGCTCAGACAGCTAAAGATGTCTCTCTCTTCAAGACCCCTGATGATCTCAAGGCTGCTATAATGGATTTCGAGAAGACTGGTGGGGGTCGTCTCAAGACTATCTCAGACCAATTCGGTATCTCCATTGAAGACCTCGTAGCTGCTCAAGCGGCTCTCTCTAACAAACCCAAGAAGTAACTAAACACATGCCCGATCCCAAGAAGAAATCCTTGATGGACATTTTCAATGAGAATGCCCAACAGGAACAGCCTCAAGCCCCTGTGGCTCCTGAGGCACCTCCGTTGTCCTTCGGGGATCGGGTTCGTGACACCGTTGACTCAGTGAACTCTGGTATCGGGACTGCGGTCCATGAGACTGCCTCCTTTGGAATCAAGGCTGTTGAGACGCTTGTGCAGGGGGGTGAGCGGATAACCCGTTCTGCTACTGATGCTGTTGGGCTGACCAATGAAGCTACCCCGTATCTCTCTGATGACATCCTCCTCCCTGTTGAAGAGTGGAACCGTAGGACCGCCGAAGCTGATGGCTCAAACTACAAGTCGAAGACTGTTGTTGGGGGTGTAGCTCAAGGTGTCGCTCAGTTCGTTACTGGCTTCGTGACTGTCAGCAATGGCATGCGGGCTGCTAATATCCTTGAGCAATCGGGAACGATGGCACGCTCAATGATTGTTGGTGCTGGTGCTGATGCGGTGGCTTTCGATCCACATGCTGAAAGACTCAGCAACCTCTTAGAAGACTTCACAGACCAACACCCGTCCCTTCGTAATGATGTGACGGGGTTCATGGCTGCGAAGCCTGATGACTCTGAGGCTGTTGGCCGTCTCAAGAATGCTATGGAAGGTCTTGTGGCTGGTGCGGCCCTCGAAAAGACCCTCAGAGCCCTCGGTTCCGCCAAGCGTTACCTCTATGACTCTCGCTTAGATAAGAACAAGGCTGCTGCCAAGTTCACTAAGGAGATGACTGAGCTTGCTGAGGAACAGCGGGTCTCTGATGCGAACCAAGCTGCGATTGCCAAGGGTGAAGAAGTCCCCAAGGGTTTCTCTGATGGAGAGATCAGTGGAGGTGTTCGTGATGGTGCCGATGAAGTCCCTAAGATCGAAGGCGAAAAGGTAGTCGATGATCTCAACCCCGATGACTCCGTAAACTTCAAGACAGGTGCTAAGCCCAAGCCGGCTGCTCAACTGACTGCTGATGATGCCGAAGCCCTTACTCAGACCATCAAGAACAATCCTGATTGGCTTGAGCAAGGCTTCGTAAACATCAAGGACTCTGGGTTCAACATTGCTAAGAGCGATACACAGGATGGAGCTAAGCTCCTCCTCGTGGACCTGATGAAGTTCGTTACTCCTACTAAGAAGACCTTGTCTGAGATGAAAGACGATGCAGTCCGCTACCTGGGCCAAGACCCGAAAGATGTGGTCGATGTTATCCTCAGTGGTAACGTTAAGGCTAAGGATCTCGCCTCAGCTATTCAGGCTGGCAAGGCCCTTACTGTTACGTTTGTTCAGGCTAATCGTCAGTTGGCCCGTAAGGCTATGGCGGTTGCTGAAGGCTCCCCAGAGCACCTTGCCTTCAAGCAAGAGATGCTGGCCAACCTTCAGCGTTCCACGAACCTTGCTGCTGCTGTAAAGGAACTCCAAGGTCACGGTGGTCGTGCTGTGGTTCAGGGTCGTAATAAGTGGATCACTGAACTGTCTCCAGATGAGATGCGTGCTGTTGGCTTGGCTGACAGTAATGAAGCTGCCATGAAGCTCATGCAGGAGAAACCCCTCTGGGTTCGAGCGATGAACGCTCAGAACCAAGTCTGGATCAATAGTCTTCTGTCCAATCCCATCACTCACGCTCGCAACGTGATCTCCAACACCATCAACATGGTGATGTTACCTGCTGAACGAATGATTGGTGGTGTCTTCTCCGAGGGCAGCATGACCCGTGAGGGTGCTGATATAGCTATTGGTCTCGCCATGAGCCTGAAGGACTCCTTCAAGATGGCTGCGAAGTCCTTAGGCATTCCTCAGGTCTACTCAGGTAAAGGAAGTCGCTGGACTGCTCTCAAGGAATCCGGTCAGTCTTTCTTAGACCCTGGTAACGCGAAGCTGTCTAGCTCGGAGACTAAATCTCCTGCTCTCTCTACGGCTAACTTCAAGGGCCTTGAGGGTACCAACCTGGGTGAAGTGATGAATGGCTTTGGCCAGATCGCCAACATCCCAAGTCGCTTCCTGGCTGCTGAAGACGAGTTCTTCAAGCAGATCAACTATCGTGCCCATGTCATGGCTTCTGCTTCGGCCTCTGGTCGCGAGTTGGGCCTGAAGGGTAAAGACTTCTCTGACTATGTTGCTCGTCGCCTTGATGAGTCTATGGACGATCAGGGGTCTGCTAAGCTTTATAGTGACGATGGGATCTACTCTCTGAGAGATCCTGAGTACGATGCGGCTCTTGAGTACGCTCGTAGAGCTACCTTCACGACTAAAGCTGTCGGTAAAGAAGGAGATGGTCTGCTGGATGATATTGGCAACAAGTTCACCAGTTGGCTTGAACAGGGTACGCATAACCATCCGTACCTGAAGTTGGTTATGCCGTTTGTTCGCACTCCTGTGAACATCCTCAAGGCTGCTGGTATTCGTTCTCCAGGTCTCAATTTGTTATCCAAGCGTTACCGAGATGCCCTTACGGGTAAGCTTGGTGACCGTGCGGCTGCTGACGCTCGTGGTCAGATGGCCACGGGTGCTGCTCTTTGGACTGGTGCGATCACGCTGGCTGCTGAAGGTAAGATCACTGGTAAGGGGCCTGCTGATGCACGGGAGCGCGATGCTCTCATGCAGACTGGTTGGCAACCCTACTCAGTTCAGGTTGGGGACAAGTATGTCTCCTTCCAGGGCTTTGATCCTTGGGCTACCTTCTTCGGTCTTGCTGCGGACTACACGGACACTCAGGCGCACCTAGATGATGTGACTGTTGGTGATATAACTCAAGGACTCCTCGTTGCTGTTGCTAACAACACCACAAGTAAGTCTTACCTGACTGGCATCACTCAGTTCGCTGAGGCAATGACTAGCCCAGATAAGGAGCTTGAGTCCTTCCTCCAGAGTCGGATTGCTTCCTATGTCCCAAGTGGCCTGAAGCCTATCGGACAAGCTGTGGTTGGTGCTGATCCCCACATGCGTGAAGTTCGCTCTGTCATGGATGCGATGATGAATCGTCTCCCTGGGTTCTCCCAGTTCCTTCCTCCGAAGCGTAATGTCTTCGGTGAAGCTATGACTGCTCGTACCTCTGTAGGTCCTGATGTCATCTCACCCTTCTTCACAACCACCGTATCCCCCGATAAAGCCAAACAGGAACTAGCTCGCCTAGGTCATGCCTTTGGTGCCCCATCGGAGAAGCTCAACGGTGTCGATCTTACTCAAGTCAAGAACCCCAAGGGGCAAGACTTCTATGATCGTTGGCAAGAGAAGCTCACGACCTATCGGCGTGGTCGCTACACTCTCAAGGAACGCTTAGAGAACCTCGTGACCTCCTCGCACTATGCGAAGTGGCGTGAGAACGAAGCTGATGCCTTAGACGCTACGGAAGAACCGCGCACATTGCGGGAGGTCCGTGCGATCATCTCAGAGTACCGTGAAGGTGCTAAGCAAGAGCTTGTGCGTAGTAATGAGTTCCCCGGTATGACCGATGTGCTCAAGGCTAAGCGTCAAGCTGCTGCCCGTGCTGATGCTGGTGCTCCGATCTCTCCTGAGATCAAAAGTATTCTCAATTCATTCAACCTCTCGACCCCCTAGCCATAATCAGCTTTGGGGGTTCTTCCAAAAGAATCCCTAAACTAAATGGCTGACTCATTCATTCTCTATAACGGTGATGGTTCCACCCAGAACTTCACAGTGCCCTTTGGGTACCTTGATGAAGACCACGTAACGATCCAGGAAGACGGGGTTGAAATCCCGTCCACCTGGGTGAACTCCACGACCATCCGTGCTACTGCGGCTCCCGCTGTGGGTACTAGTAACGTCAAGGTGGTCCGAGTCACCCCGACTGATGCCCTGGTCACCTACTCAGATGGTGCGGGGCTTACTGCTGCTGATTTGAATACCTCGAATCTCCAGAGCTTCTATGTAGCTGAGGAGACTCGGGACGCTTATGAGGCTTTGGTTCTTACCAATGACTCTGTGGCTACTGCGAACCTTGAGAACCTCTCGGTCACCACAGCAAAGATCAATGACCTAGCAGTTACTACTGCGAAGATCAATGATCTGGGGGTTACTACAGGGAAGATTGCTGCTCTCGCAGTTACTACGGCTAAGATAAATGCCCTTGCTGTCACGTCTGCTGAGCTTGCTGCTGATGCCGTGACTACGGCTAAGATTCTGAATGCTAATGTGACCCAAGAGAAGCTCGCGTACCCTGCGGGGTACACGGGCTATATGCTTATCCGTGATGAGAAGGCTGTAACGACTGCGGGTGGCGCATCTGTCGCCACTACCTGGACGAAGCGTGTTCTCAATACAGAGGTAGCTGATACTGGGTCTCACAGCGCTATTGCCTCAGACGTTATCACGCTGCTAGCTGGCACCTACAGGGTTAGGGCCACTGCCCCATTCCACGGTGCTGTTGGGTACACGAGGCTTCGCCTCCGTAATACCTCAGACAACACTACTGCTGTTGTTGGTGGCACTATTGTTGGTGTGGCTGCTCAGGGTGCCTTGGCAACTCTGGTTGGTCGGTTCACCATTGCAGCTACGAAGACCTTTGAGCTTCAATACTATTGTGCTGCCGTTGTGGCAACCAATGGTCTGGGGCTTCCTTCGGCTGCTGGTGCGGCTGAGGTTGAAGTCTACTCAGAGATTGAGTTCATCCGTGAGTAACAATCAAAAGCCTCCTCTGGTTATGCTGGGGGAGATGTACTCAGATATCAAATGGCTCCGAGAGCAAGTTGAGGGAATGGTTGTGGTCGATAAAGACCATGAGACTCGCCTCGGTGCTCTAGAGCAATTCAAGTTCAAGCTCGTATTCATTGTTGCCTCTGTTGGTGCGATGTTCGGCTTTGTCTTCTCTCATGTGAAAGATGGTGTTGTATGGCTGAAGGAAGCCCTGACGTAACTGAACCCGTGGCCCCTGCGGAGACCCCTACTCGTTCTGATGACCGCTATGAACTCCTAGCAGACCTTACCTTAGACCTCCTGATCTCTCGCTTGAAGGACAAGACCGCCACGGCTGCTGAGATCGCTCAGGCTCGTGAGTTGGTCAAGCAGTCTGGTATCAAGATCATGGTCTCTAAGGGGACTAAGGGAGCCAAGTTGGTTGATAGTCTCCCTGTCTTTGAAGACGGGGAAGCAACCCTTCCGAATGGTGTTGTCCTGAGGACGGGCTAATGTCCCAACAGGCACGACTGGTTGACCCTGAGGTTCGCTATAAGAGTGACTTCAGGGTCTTCCTCTATTTGGTATGGCAGTTCGTCAACCTTCCTCAGCCCGCTGAGGTCCAGTATGACATTGCTAACTACCTTCAGAGTGGCCCCAACAGACGAATCATCCAAGCATTCCGTGGTGTGGGTAAGTCTTACATCACGGTTGCCTATGTGCTCTGGAGGCTCCTAAGAGACCCTCAAATGAAGGTGATGGTTGTCTCGGCATCTAATCAGGCAGCAATGAACTTCAGTTCGTTCTGTCTCCAGATCATCCGAG